TGGTAATTGACTTATATCAAAATCAATATAACCTGCTAATGATTGAATCCTTTTAATTTCAGGATCATCTGGGCTTGTAATGCCCCTTCCTGAAAAGGGGTCAACCTTTCCTAGTGAAGATATTTTACCTTCTGGTGTGAATTGTTTATCAGGTTCTACATTTTGGCCGTCGGCCGTAGTAGTAGAAGCCTGTTGTTCAAATTCTTCGTTTACGTTCTTTTCGTGTTCTTCGTTATTATTCATTCTTAATATTCTGTTTTAATGCGATCTATTAAATGTTCATTTGAAGTTTCTTCTACAATGTGGTTTTTAATAAGAGCCCGGACGTACCTAGAAATAGAAATAGGCTTAGAACCATTTTCCATTGATTTCCTTATTAAAATACTACTTAATACTTCTTCATCTTGTGGTGTGATGAGAACTTGTAACTTTTTAGTTAACCTCCTTTTTTGTGGTAAACAGTCTTCAGCTCTTTCATTATACCCATGTTTAGGATCATCCGCTTTATATTCACTTATCCAAAATTCTACATCTGCTAAAACTTTATCTAAGGGACTATCATCTTCATACTTTTTAATGACTTCCCGTTCAAATGCATCAATCCCAAAATCTCTAACTGCTCTCTTAATGTACTTCCCAGTACCTAAATTATTAGGATTATCATTGTGTGAATAGCCAATGTAAAACTTACCGTCTTTTATATTTGTGACTTTGTATATTATCATCTTAGATTATTTATTCTATATTATATATTCTATGCAAGGCAAAAAAATTGAGGACTAGCCTCAATTTCTTAATTTATGTAAAATTAAATTATCCAGAAGTAGAACCGACGTTCTCTTCGACCCAATGATCGCATTGGAATGTCATTGTAAGTTCTACAGGATCAGGTGTATCATAGTTAAGTTCATCAGTAAAATCAGGTTGTCCTGTTGGGAATACATCTTTACATGTAATCTTACGGAATATATCTCCTGCTCTGTTATATTCTACTATAATAAGACTTCCTATATAATCCTTTTTGAGCGACATCTCTCCGGTCAATGGATCATATATCAATTTATACCAATTCCTAAATGTGTTGTAAATGTAATTTTCATTTGCTTCATTTAAGTTAAGTGTAAATGTTATAGGAATTGTCATTGTAGTTTCTGCAGGCATTCCAGCATAAGAACGATCAGCAAATTTATACTTCTGACTTACCTTATCAACAGCTGGGTTTAAATTATTTAAACCACCTATTGTTCTAACATGTTCCAATATAAGCCCAGTATCGTCCCCAGATGGAGTAAAGACCGTAACCTCAAATAAATTCGGTTGAATTGGTTCATATCTCTGAGTACTTGCCCTCGCTTGTGTAAAATGTGGTAATGGCATAGTTTCTTAGTTTTTTTTATTTATTCTCTTCCTATTGGAAATTTCCAGTACTTATCGCTCCAGTCTTTAAAATTGTAGTTCGTTGTACCAATATTTCCATACCTCTTACAGGTTCGATATAAGTATCAAGGATACCGATATTTTGATCTATAACCGAAGGTGGGTTATTGGTTTCATCCATAACATTTCTAAAGTCATAAACTCCATCGTCATTTTGAACAGTCGATAAGAAGTTATCTGCAAGAGTTTTAATTTCCAACCTAGTCTGTGGCGTATTAAATTCGAATAAGTAATTTTTCAAAATTGCCTCGATACCATCTTGGATGTAAATTACGACTTCTCTACAATTAATCGAACTTAAAGCTGATTTCATTGTCTGTTGAGCAGTCTTATTAGCAAAGATAGTTGGTCCGGCACCGCTTTGGAAGACGATAGGATTCAAACCAAACGGTTCTAAATATTCTCTATCTCCTTTATTCAGATTCAACTCTAAGCCTACAACACCATTTCCACCAATAACACCTCGACGAACTCCAGCAACTATTGACCAAGGTAATGCATTTGCGTATTTATCAATAAAGTTGTTAGAAACGTAAGAAGCTGGTGGAACATTTATATTTCTTCCTAAATCCCTTACAGTTATGAAAGGATAATAGAATGCTCCCCAACTCGCACCTTCAGGAATTGAAGGTAGTGAATACCTAATTGTTGGGTTAAGTGCAAGATCTCCGCCTTCTGCTATGAATTTAGAAGAAAGGGACCCAAGAGCATCAGTAAATTTAGGATCCGTGCTATCTTTAAAATCTTTAGCAGATGGTGCATTCGTAATAGCAAATGCATTTTTTCTATCTTGACATAGAGTATAGTATATTGACTTAGACCCAGCCTCTATTCCATTTCCAAATGTATCTACAACATATCGGTAGTTAATAACATCTCGATCGATGAGTGCTTTAAATAAAGGAGTACCACCTAAGGTATCATTTAAGATTTCATTTTGTCTATCGTTACTTCCATTAGGAACACTGTAATCAGCTCTTAGCACAAATCCTGGAAGACAGAAGATGTTCAAATAATCTATCCACGCATCAATAGGATAATATACTTCTACTGTATCAGTTCCTCCGATTGGACGAATTTCTATTTCACTCTGACATTCTACCAAGAGAGCGGTAGTATTTACAGGTATTGCTGCAGGAAATTCAGCATTGGTTTGTCCACCCTTAACGACATTAATTCGTGTTAATCTTGAGTAATCCGTACCTGCAGGATTACAGCTTGAACAGTGTACTAAGTAGTTTCCTACAATTATATCAGTATTTGGTGCAGCCACCAAAACTTGGTTAGGATATAATAAAGGTTCAGTTGTAGAGTCTGCCAATATATCATATGTTTGGTTCATTGAACCTTTTAAGCTTTGTACAACTAAACAATTAATTGCTCCAGGCCCAGCCGTTGCTCCATTCGTAGGCCAGAAAAAACGCGGTGGTGCGTATGCTGGGCCAGCAGGGGCAGCTTGATTATCAATATTAAATTCTGCATAAGGAGTAACAGCCGAAAAAGCAGCATCATCCCATGCTGTCACTTGAACACTAGGTAACCAATAATCCGGATCCGAAATAGTAGCCGGTGTTGGTACAGCTCCAGTGGGAGCAGTTAAGTGAAAGAATTCATAACTTATAGTTGCAAAAGATAACCATGATTGAGTAGTAGTAGCACCTAGTGCAAAAACCTCACCGTATGTAATCTCATCACCGTCAGTTACAGAACCATTAGCATAAGCTGTATATAAATCAGATCCCATTGAACCTATTATATTGTCCGTTGCAGCAGCTCCACCCCATTCTTGGGCTACCTGATCGATATCAGCTGCATTAATATATGTAAGTGGTAATGCCATATTAAATGCACCTACAGCTGTCCCTACAGAAGAAAGGGTAACTGTTACAGTATTACCTACCACATTAACATTTGTTACAGGAACAAATTGTTGAGTTCCTGCATTTTCTTGTATATATGAACCTAAACTAGAACCTTGAACCCCAGCAGCCATTGTTATGAAATCACTGTAAACAGCTCCAGTAGGACCGCCTGTAATTGTTATCACTATATCTCCATTAGTATTAGTAGTAACGTTACCATCAGCAGCAGGTGCAATAGTGGTATCAGTAGCTGTCATAGTTCCACAAAATTCCAGGTTAGCAACAATTGTATCTTCATATGATAAGAAGTTTACAGCGTCTTGGTCTTCGGTATTCTGTGTATACTCTAAGTTATGTCCTATCATATCAATACCAGAAGCCATTCCATCTATAAGAATTTCTCCGTCAAATAAATCTTCATTAACAGTACAAAATAAGCCGGTTGTAGCAGTATCCGCATTTATGACATTTTCTACGAAAAGATTGTTACCTAAAAGATCTACGAAGTTAGGTAATAATGAGCAGGTATAAATAGCCTGTAAATTAACTTCATCTTCGTTAAAAAATTCTCTAAGTAAAGTTTCACTGGCATCAGTAGAAACTTTCTTTCTCTGAATACCTTTTACAACATCAAAGTATCCTTGGAATGTAGGATCAGAATCAAACCTTTCATAAGGAGTAGCAGATCCAAAATCTCCACCCCAATTTCCTTCAAGAACATATACATCTATCATAAAGTCAGATATTAGACTATCACCGTCTAAGTACCCTGGGACATTTGCAGTTCCATACCATTCTTTAACTGTTACATTAAAGCCTGTTGTATTCTGAGCATCAGCCTTTTTAACAATAACCGAAATAGGAAGCTTTCCTATATTTGTAAAATCTAAGAGGTTATTATTAGCAACCCCAGAAAAAGTTGTTGTATTAGCACCTACAGCAGTTAAAAAAGAATCAGTATCAGGATACCAAAATTTATCTTTATTAAAAAATGAAGAATAAGGTGCCATGTCCGCCGCACCTGTAGTATCGTTATCTTGTAAATCATAAGGAGTAGCCGCGCATTGAAATTTAATAAATTCTATTTGATCATCGGTTTGATCAAGACGAAGTAAGTTAAGAGCCAAGATCGGCCCTCTTTCAAGTGCAGTTAGACAACTTCTTTGGAAATAAGAATCCTTTTTTTCTAAATTTCTATCAATATCACCAAACACTTGCTTAAAGAATGAAGTGTCAGGAACAAAGACTGGCGTATTAACAGGGCCCTGTTTGGAGAAGCCTATGATTAACCGTGTCTGTTCAGCAGGTATGCTGACAACTTGGCTTTTATCAAATTCAAAGCGATATGTACCTGCCGCCTTGATTGAAGTAATTTTTGGATCTAGTGCCATCTTATATTATTTTTTTTAATGTTTTTTTATATATTCAACCGACTTAAGAAAATTATATGATCTCGTAGATATCATAATTAAGATGACCTCCTCTTGAATCCTGTTCTAGAACATTTTCAATTTCCACCTGAACCTCTTCTTCTGTCGTCTCCCAAATCTCTTCAGCAAACTCAGAAAAATCAATGGTCGTGAAGAATTCTGTACTATTTATAGATGACATAATTAAGTCATCATTACCTAATTGACCTGCATATGTTCCATTAGGCATTTTACCAAAAGTCCCTGATTCTCTCACAGTTTCTCTCTCACTTATGATTAATCTATTTTGTGTAATATATTTTTTAAAATTTTGACAAAAAATAGGTTTATTATCCCTTTTAACCTTAAGTCCAAATCTTTTAGTCTTTGCATCTACCCTATGTTTAAATTTAACAACTAACTCTTCATCAAAATTATTACGTTGAGAAAATACAGTTTGAAGTCTTTTAACTAATTCAGACCCAAACATATTCCATTCAATTATCATTTTAACATTTTCTTCGTAAAACATATCAATTGCTAAAGTATATAAGACTTTAGCAAAATCTTCTATTGTATGTTCATTGCTCCTAAAGCGAGCAACCTGTCTTAAACGGAAAAAATCAATAAAGGAGCCAGGGTTCCTAATCAATTTAAAATCTACACTTGGCATCAATTCTACCTTAAAAATATTGATGACAGAATAATCACCACCATTTCCTTCTGCTAAGTCTACTGAAAAAAGCCAATAATTTTCGTCTTCTTCTATACTTTCTATATCAAAAGAAGGATCCCATATTAAACCATCATAAGGTGTGTCAATGTCTTCAAATTCTATAATGTCTTTGAATTCAAAATCAACCTGTACCTTTCCTAATTTCTTTAAACTCGCAGGACTTAATAATAAAGAAGAACTTGAAATGAATTGATTACCATATTGCCTATTAAAAGCTTCTTCACTTCCCAGGTTAGCCATTTCGGCTTCCATCCATTTTTCATCTCTCCCTGGAACATCCCACCAATCTACACGAAACGGTGTGTATTCACTTAACCCTCTTTCTGCGGCTGTGTAAATATCATAAAACTTATTAAATCCATTTGGTGTACTTGTAATAATAACTTTAGAATTAGCCGATGCTGAAACAGTAGGATAAACATTCTCATAAAAAGTATTTACAAAATTGTGAGGGATATGAGCAAACTCATCCATGAATAATAAGTGAATTGTAAAACCTATTGCAGCCTTCTTAGTTGTACTCTGTCCTATTATCCTACACCCATTATCAAACTTACTATTAAAAACATCATATTTAACAACTCCAGGTTTTAAAAAGAAAGGGAGGTGTTCAAGAATAGTCTTACCTTTGTCAATTATCTCTCGGGTAGTTGCACCTTTATTAGAAAGGATAAGTGCATTCTTATCAAAGTTAAAAAGAACATACCATGCAATAAAGATAGATGAACATATAGTCTTGCCTACTTGCCTACTTGCTACACAGATGTTGAACCTCTCCCTTTGGAACTGTTTCAACATCTCCTCTTGGTAATCACGAAGGGTTATTGTCTGTAAACCTTCATCTGTCATTACCGTGCAGTAATTATTTGCAAAATAAACAATGTCCGTGGCACACCGTTTTATTTCCTTTATCTCTTCTTTGGTATAATCAAAAACAATATGACCTTTCCTAAGTAAAAAATTGCCCTCATAGAAAGGGCTGCCTTTAGGTTTGAAACCATCATCTAAAGCTATCATTAAATTTTCAACCTTCTTGGTATCCCAGGAATGTCTATGTTCATTCTTAGCTATTTCAAAATTAAATCCGGCACTCTCCGCTCTAGGTTTAGACATTTACCTTTAATTTTTTAAAAATGATTGGGCGGTGAACATTTTAATCAATTAAGAACATCAGCACTAGGTGCATCTATTCTTTCATGAAGTGTTTTTACCTCCTCGTTTAATGTACGAGAAAGATCATTTTCTTGACGATCTATTTGATCTTCAACTTTGTCAATTTTGTCATTCACATTATCAATCTCTTCATCGATTCTTTGATGAATATTATTGTCTAATTGATCAACCCGGCTGTCCAACCGTGAATTTACATCGTCTAACCTCTTGGCTAGATCTTCTTCGATATGATTCATAGTCTCATTAATACTCTTAAGAGCATCATTAAGATTATGTTCATTATCTGTCAACTGTACTCTGACCTTTGATATACTAAGACCCATAGCAATTAAATATACTATAAACCCTAACAATATCACAGACCCTAACACAACATTCAAAATTAGTGAAGTTTCCATAAGCATTTATTTATTTTCTTCACCTACCCAATCATTATTTTTTAACCGCAAGTAAGTTATTCCTATTAATAGCCTCAACCCACTTACCTTCTAATCTTATCTGTGTTCCTTTCCCAACATTTTTCAAAACTTCATCCCCTATTTTTATGTCCTCATCTTCTGCAATCTCTAAAACAATAGCCCTTCTATTATTAGCACTTGGTGGTATCCATAATCCACTTGCAGTCTGCTCCTCACTTATCTCTTCAATAAGTACATAATTATTTTTCATCTTCATCACCTTCAATATCTGTTATACCTTCCTCCTCGATTGTATCTTGGAGAGCTCTCATTAATTCTTTAGTTCCTCGAGAACTAACTTTATTTTCTACATTTTTACCAGGTCCCTTATTGTGATACACATCTAAGTCTCTAGAAATTTTCTTCACATTCTCCTCAACAGCCACCATGTACATTGTCTGACTTTTAATAATATCTAATAATGTTCTCTGTAAATCACTAAGAACTTCAAACATTCGAGGTGCAACATCACCTTCATTAATTGTGTCCATCAAAAGAGTAATAGCTTTTTCACTATTTTCCATTTGTCTAATTAACATACCAAGAGCACATTTATCAAGTTCTGATTTGGCTCGAATATATTCTTGTTCTTGTATAATCTCCTCACTTAAATAAAACTTAAGAAGATTATCCAAAACATTAGTAGCTTGAGTCTTAGCTCTTACTAATGCCTGGGATTGAGTTTTATCTGGAGCTTTAACAGGTTTAAGGGTAGGCCCATCCTTTAAACCTGGAACTTCATCTGGTAAATCGTGACCAATCAAATCTTCAAGACTTGATCTAATCTTGTCTTTAGAACCTTCTTTCATTAATGAGTTAATTTAGATTATATATTCTATCTCGGATTAGTTACCCGGGGTAATCTTAATTGTGGAGAAGCATTATCAACCAATTCAGTAAGGTGTGTATCATTAACAACATATTGACTTAAAACAACATTTTGTTCCTCTTCTTCTATAGGCTTTGTGAATATCCTAATGTTTGTAAGATCAGTATCAGCTGCTAAGAGTTTCCATGCATGATTATTGGGAACCTCTGTATTAGGATAGTTCTGAGTTTCTGAAAATACAAGTTTAAGATCTGCTGTTATATTAGGATCAATTAAACCAGTCTGTTCTTCTGTTTCATAAATGAACAGACTTAATTGATCAAAAGAATTTGAAGCATTAATACAAATAGCATACCAATTATCTTTATTTAAACTTAACCCCTGCGCACTCAGATCATACTTGTAGTAAGTGCTATTAATCTCAATGATATACCAATTAGGAGTAAAAGTTAGACTGAAATACCGCTGCGATTCACCCTCATAAACAAGGTATGTACAATTTTTTTCTAACCTAACCCTAGGAGTACCTGTAAATGTATTTGTAGAATAAGCTTCATCTATAGTTATACTTGAGGTACCAACTGCTATAATTTTCTGTATACCATTATATGATGTAGTTCCTTCAACTTTAACCCAATCACCTATTTTAAAATTGTGGTTAACTCCTACAGTAAATGAAGCCTTACCCCCGATATTACTAATTGTTGTAATAAGTACATTAGGGCCTATGGGTAAGTTATATTGTGGTCTTATCCAATTTGTAAAAGCTCTATCATCATTAACTGTCCAACCGCCCTTATATCGATATTCAACTGTCTCATCTCCCTTATCCATAGAATCTAAAGCATAATGATATTTTGCAACTATTGTCCAAGCATTATATACTTTCTCTTCTTTGATTATTAACCTCTTATCAAGAATTCTCCTAACATAATCATTAGCCTGGGTACCTATCGTATTGTACTGATTAGGTTTCCTAACATCCCTAAATTCATTTTCTGCTTCTTCACCAAATGCTTCTTCGACATTAGTAATAAGCTCATCCTTCTCTTCTTCTATATTTTTATCAGGATACATTACCTCTGTCCTATCCTGGAATTGTACTAGACTTACTCGCCAATATGCATTAGTGTACATAAAATCATCAGGTTCAGCTACAGCATTTACTTCGTACATTCTATTAAGATACTGTTCAAAGTACATGTAATCATGCATCTGGGGTTTAGAACCTGCACCAAAGACTGCCTGGAAAGGAGCTCTTACAATATGTACCTCAAATTCAATAGGCCAATCCATCATAAGAGGATTAAATTGAATGTCTCTCGTAGGAAGTTCATTATCAGGAACTAAGATCTTAATCTCTGCTACATCTATGACATTAAATAAAGAATACTCTTTGAGGATAACATCTTTACTTCTTTGATCAGCTTCTGTCTTAAAGTACTTAACACAAAAACCAAAAAGATTAGAAGCAACCGTGGAGAGCAATTCGTATTGTTGAACTGCTCTTGAAAGATCATAAGGGTTCCAACTATCTTCACAACAGTTAACCACTAAGTTCATACACCCTGTCATGGCCTGACCATCACAACACACTAACTGAGGTAATAATTGAATGATGCCACCATCAGTGACAAGTTCTAAAGCAATCGATTCAAACTCTAAAGTACAATCACCAACCTGGACATACTTATACTGAATCCAAAAGGGTTTACTTGGGTCAAGTAAAACAGATTCTAAATTGAGGTCAGTTAATGGAACCCAATCAGAATATGAAACTCCGTCAGTTCCCCAACGAAAATACTTATCATAAAAGCACGCTGTTGATTCTCCCTTAACTTCATCTTCAAAAGCAATTATTTCGACTACATTAAGATAGGGTTCTGATATGCTGATAATGATAGCATCACCATTAGCATTTGTGGTTGATCCGTCTACTGCCAAGAGGAAATTATTTTTTTTATATATTCACTAAAAAAGAGGAGTAGAATATACTCCTCTTAGATTATTAAGATAAGATGTAGACTACCTTATTATTTATTTGAAATTAATGGGTTGTTATCTTTTACAATTGTAATCTCATCCATTGTAGGATTGGCTACATCAGCTTTATATACATTGAAAGCTTCGTCAGCTTTTTTAGGAGCAGATGGATCAGCTACTTCTATTACTTCCTTTTCTCCATCAGTATGCATCACTACCACATCTTTTAATTCTTGACCTTCAAAAATAGGTTGTTTAATAATCAGTTGCTCGTAATCGTGTTCTCCTTCTATTTCAACCTCTGAATCTTCAACAGCTTCTAATAAGAATTGCTTGTGTGCTGCTAAATCAGCCTCAGCAGCTTTAGCTTCCTCCTCACTTACTTCATTATTAGCCAAAACGACTATTACCTCTGGAGGAAGTCGAGGTAAACCCGCCTCCTTAGGGGTTAATAAAAAGTAATCTCCTTTCTTGAGGACTGTCTTAAGCTTTGTAAGTGTTCGTATACTTACTGTACTGGTAGAATTTCCACCACCACCCCCTGTGGATCCACTTGCAGCTCCGGCTGCTGGTGCACTAGATGTGGCAGCAGCTGCTGTTGCACTTGGTGCAGTTGGTGCATCTGTTGCTTGAGTCATTTTCCTATCTCCCTTTGCTTCATTTAATGCTTTAGCACGAGCGATATAACTCTTTTTTACTATGTCTTTTATTGCTTCTGATCTTTTCATTTGAAAATGTTTATTTTATATATTTTTATGAGTTAAGTTGTTTTATTTCCTCATCATCTTCTCCCTTAACAGTTTCTCCAATGATGTAAGAACCAACGAAAGGAGTAAGAGCAGCAAAATAAGCACTTATTCCAATTAGGTCAGCTTTATTAATTATTGTAAAGACTCCTACCACTAACCAAAGGAGAATAGTAAAGTATATCATAAGTTCTCTCTTACTTGATTTTCCCGGCATAAAAATTGAAGTATCTTTACTTTTACGTTTAGTTTCAGCATACATATAAGCTCCAGCAAAACCTGTCAGAGATATGAAATAAGCGGCCAGGTCGGTAAAACTTGATTCATAATAAGATCCTAAAATCCCAACTCCACACCATAGTAGGACGATAATATAAGTCAAACACTCCCTCTTGGAAGAACAGCATCTTTGAATAAAACTCATGCACTCAGTTTATTTTTTTATATATTCTAATTGACTTAGATTATTTAATGTAGGATTTAGTAACTTGTGTAATCTGTAATGACAAGTAATAAGGGATCGTCTTCATCTATCTTAGGATCAATAGCAGTAAAGATCTTAGTAGAAATATCACTTCCCTTTCTTTCAAAAGAAGTAGAAATATCAAAGAAATTAGCAGCTCTCATCCAAAAGAAACCGCACCTTGCAAAGTACTTATTTTCCATGACTCCAAAATTTATCAATTCTTTGTTAAACTGATCAAGTTCATCTCTATCCAAGACTTCCGTAAGATTGAATACACCTTCTTCGATGTTATAGTGAAAGGTTAGAATTTCCTTATCTTGGACTTCTGCTATGCGAGAATAATGTTTATCCTCAGATACTTTAAAAGTTAACCATTTAAGATTAGATAAAGCATCAATAATATTCCATAAGAAAAAGATAGAATTAACTTTTAAGTTAGGTGTAGGTATTACCATGAGCTTTGCTTTTTCTACTTCTTTAGTAAGTCTAGGAGAGGATTCTATAGCTCTTTTGAATCCTTCAACAGAAATTTTGTAAACTCCCTTTTGTCCAGTAGGATGGTTCTTACATTCTTTTAGAACACGAGATATAATAATGCTATCAATGTAATCATAACGATACAAAGTAAAGGAGATATTAGTAGGAATAGTTAGTTCAAAGTTTTTAGTGAACATCAACATTTATCTGTTTTTCTATGGTCATTAGTGTGGCCTTCATCTTGGTAGGATTAAACTTAAAAGCTTCATCATATTCTCTCTTACCTATCTCATTAACCTTCATATAAAAATCAACAGCTTCTTCTTTAGGTTCCCACACCTTCTCTTTTTTTGTCTTTCTTACACGGGTATAAATCCAACCGGGTACTCTATTAAATTTTGATGCGACCATCCTCCAAGATTCTGCTGTGCCTACTGAATCTGTTTTTAAGACATTAAACATGTTAGCTTGTATGGGAAATTTAATTGCCATGAACCTATTCACCATAAAGTTATTTTTTACCTTATCATAAGGTTTAAGTTTATCCCACTTCTCTTCTGTAGAAAATAAAACTTTAATGTAATCAAATAACTTCATCTATAGTATATTTATTTTAAAAGAGTTTTCCTTTTTGTTTACGGTCTGTGATAAAAGAAAAATCATCTGATGCATCATCGTCTAACATTTGAGAGGTTAGATTTGTAGAACTTTCTTGTGAATATGCCGTCCCTTCTAAGATCTTTGGCATTGTAGTGAGAGTTGAAAGTTGAAGATTCTTATTTTGGAGGTGTACTTCAACAGTTCTAAACATTTCCTCTAATATACTCTCAGGTATAGTTGTAGAATTTAAAAGAACAAGATTAGCATTTCTTTGTATATTTTGTATAATTTGTTCTCTACTCATCTGTGTGGCTTTTAAAATTTTAATTGCTATGTTAGCCACACCGATGAGATAATCCTGTTGGAAAAAATAAAGTGAATTAACTTTTCCATATAATTTTTCAAATTCCTCTAAAATTAATTGTGCCTTCTTATCACTCACACCGTATGTCCTTAAGGATCCGTTTTTAATTTTTGTTGTATAAGAATAAACAGGAGCAACATTATCACCTGCATCTCCAGTTAAAACTTTTTTAAATGCTATTTCTTCTGGATTGACCTCAACTATAGTTATTTTATTTCTCTTCTTAATTTCATTTAACAGCTTTTTTGTCATTGATTCTGCTGTCCCTTGAGAATTTAAGGCTGTAAAAATATCACTATCATCTTTTATTTCAACCTCATCTAGCCACTTGCCAAAACCCTCATATGCATAAAGT